CACAACACAAACACTAAGTAACATGAAACAAGGAACTATCAACAACTACATCAAGTTTAGTAAGAACTTTGGTGGTGTTCGCAAGTGTTACGAGGGCAAGCCGATTATTGCGGTCGGTGGTTTCATGTGCAAAACCGCACTGATGCCCACCTATCCTAACGTGATGGCTGCTGGTACTCTGGTTTTCGCCAATGAAGAGGCAGGACAGCGCACCATCGTTCCTATCTACACTTTCAAGGTAAAGAGTGTTGACGCAGAAGCCAAGACTATCACCGTAGAGAAGTTCGAGACCGGCACTATTGCAAAGGTTGGCATGAAGCTGATAGTGGTAGGTAATGACCTTACCGCCGCCGCAGCCAATGTCGCCACCGTCTCTGCCATCGACACCACTGCAGACGATGTTGACGTACTGACGGTAAACGCTGTGACGGGCTTTGCCGCAGGCAACGTGATTGCCGAGGCTGGTGAAGACTCTAAGATTAAAGCCATCCCAAACGGTTTGACCTATTGTGACAACGTGCTCGACCCCGACGCATACGCCATCGACATCGACTACATCTGGAACTGCATGGAGAAGCCCGTTCTGGAGCGTCGTATGCCGCCTCTGACAGCCAGTCTGAAGAAGGCTCTTCGTGACAACGAGTGCTATTTCCGTTTCAGCCCCCGCAAGTAAACTAAAAGGAGATTAGATTATGAGAGACTTAAATCTTTATGGTATCAGTGGTCTGCATCAGTATGTGGACGCTGAGAATTTCGGTCTGATTCTCGACAATGTGAACGCCAAGTACAACGGCGCTCTATGGCGACAGTTTGCATCGTGGGGCAAGCCGACCGATGATCGCGAGTGGAAACAGGGTATCAAGAAAACCCCCATTCTGGTACGTGCCAGCGTGCTTGGTACGCATTCAGAGAAGCCACAGCGCAGCACTATTGGCTGGGAGTTCTATGGTGGAACTCTGCCACAGGTTGGCCATGGCTTCAACATCACTCAGGACGATATGATTGAACTCCGTAAGAGTGCAAAACTCGCAGACATCACCTTTGGAGAGGCTCTGACGGACAGTTTCGTTCTTAACTCTGATGCCATGATTGGCGGTGTTCACAACGAACTCACTTACATGGTTATGCAGGCTATGTCAACTGGTGAGATTCACGACATTTCCGTTGACGGTGCCCGTTACGACTTCAAGTTCCAGATTCCCGACGAGAACTTCCTTGCGCCCGACAACGGTAAGGAGTGGTATATTTGGGACACATCTGGTGCAACCCCCAAACTCGTTGCCAATCCGAATGCAGATGTGATTGAGGACATTCTGACTTTCCAGAAGTATCTTACCGACACTCTTAGTCTCGGTGTTGACCACTGGAAGTTGTCGAAAGACCTGCTGGATAAGATTGTCCTGCATCCTTCCGTGATAGATGCTTTCAAGGGTAGCAAGAACTACTACCATCCTGAGAGCGTGAAGGTTGACCGTGCCGAACTTTTGGGTTGGCTGCATACTTCTATGAAGATATGGCCGTTCCAGGAGATTGACTTCAAGTCACGTCACGAGGAAGATGGCAAGCCCGTTGCCGATGCACCCGCTTTCGATATTCACAACATGGTTGCCGCCAGCCGCGCGTACCGTCCTTTCGAGATTAAGTGCATGAACTCAATCTTGAAAGACCGCGACAAGATGGGCGCACACAACGACAGTGTACGTACCCACTTCGTAGAAGGTCGTATTGCGGTTCAGAACGTATGGCAGGATCGCCCCATGATGAACATCATCGACTGCGAACTCTACGCAGGCCCCGTGTTCAACAACGTGCGTGACTATGGTATCGCTACCGTCTGGAAGGAGCGTGAGTAACAAACTCAAAGTGACTTGACCGATGGCCGACAACGAGCAGAATCAGTTCATCACGGCAGAAGAGTATATCCAGACTCTTTCGCCGAATGCAGGAATCAGTGAGAGTACCGTAAAAGGTATTCTCGCTGATGCAGGCATCATGGAAGGCATACCTGCAACCGAACTTACTGAAAAGCAGAAAGACCTCGCTCTTGCTTACCTTCTAATCCGTATAGCTTTTAATCCTCTAATGTCGCGCAAGGTGACAGACAAGGATGGTGATTGGGAGCATTCGGAGGGCAGTGAGCAGTGGTCTCGCTCTCAGTTGATGCAGTTTCTGATTCTCGCCCGTGACCTACTGAAGAAGTGGGGCATCACCGATGCCCGCGTAGAAACACTTGCTCCGAAATGGGGCATGAAAGGCTCTGGTTTCCACAAAATCCGCAGATACCGGAAATAGCTATGGCTCAGACAAGTAACCCTCGTTTTCCTCATACTTGCAGGATTGTCAGATATGACAACTCCGACCCGATGGTCGATGACACTGAGGGTATTGTGATATATGAGGGGAAATGTAGGAGTGACAACAAGGCCGTTACGTCAGACAATGGAGAATACAATGTTTCTTACCGAACACTCGCATTGCCTTTGAAACAGGACGAATGGACTGAAGACACCATACCTTTGGAGGGTGACAGAATCGAGTTACAGCGATTCGGGTACAAGGAATACGGAATAGTGGTTGACAAACGCCCAAGCAATTTAGGAACTCATATCCTCTGGAAATATGCCCGTAACTAATCGCACTATTATCCACAATGCTATTGCGGAATACAGGACAAAGGTATTCAACGAGGTGGAAATTCGTTGCCGAAAGTTCTGTACGGACTTGTGTCAGGAGGCGATAAGGGCACGAAAGAATGCTCCGGGCGCACACAACTTTACCGGTAACTTGATTAACTCTATTGTCGTGTGCCTCTACAGGAACAGAGTGCCTATCAATGCTTACTACGCAGCTCAGTATGTGCCGAAAGCCATACAGGTGAAGATGCGTCAGAGAACGCGGAAACATTATCGTTTCAATCCCGACTATGATGGTGACAAGAGTCATTATCTGCCAACAGTTCAGACTAACGGCGGATGGGGTGAAGACGATGCCCGCCATTTCTTCCAAGACTACGTGCCGAAAGGCAAGAACCTGTTTGACATCGTGGTAGCCTATCCCGTTGAATACGGAAATTGGGTGGAAACGCAGAGAGGCACTACTGGTATATTGCAAGCCTACGCACACGCTGAAGCAGTTGGTGTTACATACTTGAAGTTAGAAGGGAAATAGCAGTTATGTCAGAAGGAAAGAAACCGCTTATCTACCTCATTTACGACGATTTGGCAAATGCGGTAAAGGGAATCGGAAAAAAGACTTTTCTCGGAAGACCCGAACCCGTTGGCTCAGACGTTGAGAACTTCATTGCGATCGAGCTACCTACGGAAATCCGTAGCATGATTGCAGGAAGTTTTGATATGTCGGTAAATTGCTATGCCACCTATGACATCTATTGCAAGGCCAAGAAAGACAGGACGCTGAATGTTGGTGCTCAGTCCGATTTGGTTCAGAAAGTTATGGATGTTTTTCCTATTAACGGCAAATGTGTGACGGCGGCAAATCCGACCGTTCTGATGAATGGTTATGACGAGACAGGGTATCAAGTCACGAAAATCTCTTTTAAGTTAAGGACAAAATTCAATTCAACACAAACACATTAATATTTACGACTATGGCACTTAGAAAGAAAATTGAAATGCAGGACGATGTGTTCTCTGGTATCAGTGCGGTATTTGCCGTTGCTGGTGGTCTGGGTGAAACGCTCAGTTTTGAGAATGCTACTGAGTTTCCTGTTTCCGACGATTCGGGTTTCAACTTCGACACAGGTCAGCCGAGTGTTGAGCACTTCAAGGTGAAGGGCATGAACACCGACTGGGTGAACACCTTTACGCCTGGTGACGGTGAAATGACACTGGAGATTCCATGTCACGACACTGGCGTTATGGAGTTGTGCGGTTTTGACCCGACGGATGTCAGCCTTACTCTTCCTGCTGGCATGGCACAGACTGGTACGGCGGCTACTGGCAAGGGTTATGCGTTCACTCCGAAGGCTGTTTACCTTGGTATCGGTGTGCTGAACGACACCGAGGACAAACTGCTGTTCGTCAAGAAGGCGAAGTACATGGCTCAGTTGATCCTTGGCAGTGACAACAAGCCTCTGTGCGTTGTACTCACTGGCAGTATCGCTGCTGGTGCTGATCCCAAGGCTTTCGGTATCTGTGACATTGCACCCACTACTCAGACAGGTGGTGGAGGCAAGACAGGTGATGGTAACTAATCAGAGGTCACACCTATAGAAGAATACTCATAGCATA